GACTGGTTCTGTGATGAAGACAGGCTTGGAAACCTGGCCTGCACAGCACATGAAGGAAAACTCCGTATCACTAGTCCTTATGGGGCTAAGATATGGTTTAAGGCTTTTGATAGAGAGGTGAAGAAGCAGAAAGTTAAATCGGAGGGTTATGATCGGATAATAAATGATGAAGCCAGTGAGTTGCATCCTAATGTTCTTAAGTTTCTTTACAGGTCATTGAGGAGTGATGTTGATTCGTTTATTCCTTTGGCGATGGTGAATTTCAGTAACCCTGGTGGTCCTGCTACTGATTATATAACTAAACGTTACGTGGATGGGCCTTACAGGTATTACTGGATGGACTGGAGACATAATCCTTTCATAGATCGGGAGGTTTATAATAAAACCTTGGATAACCTGTCCTATGCCGACCAACAATACCAGAAACATGGTAACTGGCATTACAGGTTAAAAGCGGGTGATATCTTCGATGCAGAGATGATAGACAAAGCCACAATCAACCCTGAAACCTATACAGATATCCAAGAAAAATACGAACTAAAAGAGATAATACGCTGCTGGGATATTGCCAGCACAGAGAAAAAAACCTCCGACTACACCGCCACCAGCTTATTTGAAATATACCAGGGGGATCTGAAAATAGTAACCCAACAAACCTCCACCAGGAAAAAACCCGGACCATTACAGAGATGGATGAAAACAATAATGGCACGTGACGGTGAAGAGGTAGAGCAGCGTATAGAACACCAACCAGCAGCGGCGGGTGACCATCTTGATTATTATTTCAAATCTGATTTCAAAGATTATAACTGCTCCTTCGTACCAGTCCATAAAAATAAAGTATTACGAGCTGGTAAACTGGTCCCAGAGATAAAGAACGGAGCTTATTACTGTGAACATCAAAGTTTACCAGATAATGAACACGGAACATTACTATTCAAAGAGGACGAACAAGAACCGTACTTATCCATATTCAAAGGCCAAAGTGTTAACTTTCCCAATTTCAACCGTTTAACAGATGAAGATGAAGAATCAGAGCATGATGACCGGGTGGATAGTGTGAGTCTAATATTACAGAAGCCTAAATCTTATTACGGTGCTATGGTTGTTAATATATGAAAAAAAGAAAAAGGTGTACCTAAACAATGTCACTACTGAGTAAAATTGGAACAAGAATAGAAAAAAGTTTACCATTCACCATAACCAGAAAACCACGGCCAAAAATCTGGGACGCCGGATACAAATGGCTATACCCCTACCTTGCACCGGTAATAGGAAGCACAGACCGACAAAAACAGGTACAAGTCACCTGGAACACTTACTACATGGCAATGGATAACGAGTGGATAAGTGCCTGTATAGACGCTTATATCATCGACACACTATCAGCGAATTTTGAAGTGTACGGTGATAACGAAGAGGACGATAACCAGAACGTAATTGACTATTTAACCGATTTTTACAACCGACCCGACGGACCAGATGGGAAGGACAGCTACACTAAATTTATGTGGCGGGGCCTTAGCAGTTACTTATCAGCGGGTGACTGGTTCGCAGAGGTAGTACTCGATGACACGATAAGAGGACTGCCTATCGGTATGTACTACATCCAACCCCACAGGATGGTCTATGACTTTGAAACTGACCAATGGGGCCTTGCCGGGACCGATATCAGATATGAGAACGATGAAATAATCCATGTCCACATACCAGACCCTGTGAACGAATTATACGGCAAATCACCCATTGATAAATGTGCCAGTTCGATTACTATGGATATAGTGGCTATGGGCTATAATCAAGAATATTTCAATTCGCCCATAGATCCGAAGGGAGTGATTAAATGGGACCCGGATATGAAAAGTGACGAAGTAGCCATCGCCATTAAAAGAATGCAAACCTCAATGAAAGAGAATCCACGTGGAACGTTACAATTACATGGTGGAGATTATATTACCAGTGTAACAAACCGGGACCTGGAATTCACGAGTCTAATGGAGATGATGCGGGATAGAATCATCAGCACATACGGGGTCCCACCACAAAACGTTGGAGTGTACACCCCAGGGGCCCTTGGAAACGAACGTGACAATACAGCGGATAAAAAGTTCAAAAAACGTTTACAAGGTAAAGTTTTCCGGATTGTAGAGGACGAATTCAACAATACAATTGGTAAATCCTTTAATATCTTCAGCTGGGAAGAGAAATTCCACTTCGGAGATATAGACCTTGAAAACAAACTAGAAAGAGCTCAAATCGAAGATATCCGGGTAAAAAACCAAACACTCACCATCAACGAAGTCCGGAATGGTTACGGCTTAGACCCATTAGAGTGGGGTGATCAGCCTTTCAATCCACAAATGGCAGCACCACCACCTTCACAAGAGGCAGAGGAAAACCAGGAAAAACTAGATGAAATACGCCGGCGACTACTCTTCACTGGTGAATTAGAAGAGATAGAAGACCTAATATGAAACCATACAAAATCACCCAAAAAGGGTTGCTTGATATATATGAACTGGGCCAAAAAGGGGCAATTCGGACTATTCTAAGTGGCGATGAATATGAAATGTACAAAGAAATAATGGAATCACAGCCATTAACACCAGAAGAACAGCACTATGAACAGATAATCCTTGATATTATCAACGCCCATATAAACATCACAACAATTACGATTTTAGAAAGCAACCCAGAAGCATTAACACAACCAAGTTGGACTGATACCTTAGGACCCCATTTCCAACAGATCATCTACGAAAACGAGGATAGAATACGGGAACACCTGGAAAACATTTATAATAATAGTAAAAAAACCACTCTAAAAGAAATCAAAAACTTAACATGTGAAACCAACCCCCAGAAGAGTATCCCAACGATTTTAAAAGCAATAAAACCCTCCTGGTACGAGGGACCCGCAGATTTCATGATGCGGAAAATAGTGGAAGATTACAGCATGTCACTGATAAAGAACATCAGTGATGATATGCGAACTGCTATAGGCCGGGAAATACGTGAAAGTTTACAGAACAACCGGACAGTACCAGAGATAGCGAAACGTGTAGAGGGCCTGGGAATCAGACCTATACGGGCTGGTGGCAGGATGCTCAGCCCAAAAGAAAGAGCCACCCTAATCGCCAGGACAGAGTGCAACCGGGTGAGCAACCAGGCAAGCCTGATATCTTACCAGCAATATGGTGTTAAAGAAGTTGACGTTATAACCGCGGGTGATAAGCATGTCTGCCCTTACTGTAAACGGATAGCCAGTAGGGGACCATATCCCATTGATAACCTCCCAGGGGAAGCTCTTCTACCCGTCCACCCAGCATGTGGCTGCACCTACGCAGCGGCTTTCCCACCAAAACAAACACCGACCGATCCATCCACTGTGATGGATTTAACAACCAAGAAGCCCCGGAAAGTTGGGGATGGCCAACCAGATATTACTACTGTGAATAGGCAGGTAGATGATATTGATACTGTACCTGTGACGTATACTCGTTACAGTTTTGTCGATGATGGTGTTGATATTTACACTCCTCCAAAAATGAACCCCAAGCGTCAGCTTTTAACTGTTGATGATGTAATGAATAAATATCGGGAGATGCCAGAGGTAATGCGGAAACAAGTTAAAAGCATTACACTCACTGATAAAGGGTCTTTACAAGAGATGGAATCTTTAATAGATGGTCATTATGTAGCTAGTTATATGAGAGAGACCCGGAATGTGAATATCTACCGTAATGGTTGGATGGGGAACCGGGCAAGTGCAAAACAAGATTTAACAGAGACTCTACATCATGAGCTTGCACATGGGGTTGACCACGATATTGGAGAAAAACTAAATCTTCAATACCCAGGGGAAGATATTATAAGGTATTCTGATTATAAAAGCTCTGATTTCTATAATAAAATTGATTTTGAAGGTAAGAAATTAACCCCCTGGAATCAAGCGGCGAGTATGGACGGTGGACCTTATGGTGGTTGTGTTACAAAATACGCAGGGAACCATCACCTGACTTACCGTACTTATACGGAAGATTTCGCTGAGAGTGTGAAGCTATACATGAGAAACCCTGTAGATTTCCGGAAGAGTTATCCTCGCCGGACAGAAGCGATAGAAATATTAATGGGAGTTGCAGTATGACGTTAGAACGGATTGAATTTGAAGATGGAACTGTTGAAGAGGTTGTTTATTTGGATAGTGAAGGTGAAGAGGTGGATAAGGCAAGGGCGACTCGGTGGATTGTGCATCGTTTTGATTCGCGTGGGAGGATTGTTGAAAGTTTCTATGGTGGGGTGAAGGAGTGATTAGATTATTATTATTATTATTATTATTTTTTTAAGTAGTGATAAAAAAAGATAAGATGTTTGTGGTCAATCAATAATATATATTTTTTTCCACAGAAAAAAACAAAAAGGAGGTGAATCTACAGTGGACTACAAAAACAAAAGATTCAAAGTGACAATGCCCATCACCAAAGCCGAAAAAAAAGATGACGGGTACTACTACATCGAATTCGGACTAACAACCAACACACCCGACTTAGAAAACGAACAAGTAACCGATAAATGCTTAGATGACATGATAAAACAAGCAAAAAACATCAACGGATTCGAGGGCCACAACTATGGCTTAGACAGTGTAATAGGTCCAGTTGTAGACGCCTGGAAAGAAAAAACCGGCAAATCACAGATGATGTATGTCAAAGTCCGTGTAAAACCCAGCATGGAAAAAACCATCAAAGAACTCGTCGAAACCGGCGTACGCCTAGGTGGAAGCATAGGCGGATTATACGTGAAAGATTACACAGAAAATGGCATACGGATGTTAGAGAAAGTCAGACTCTTAGACGCAACCCTTACACCCTTACCAGTTAATTTCGACACCCTAGGAACCGCTAGAGAAACAACGAAGAAATGTGAGAACAGTATCTGTCACCAGATAGTGAAGTCGATCCAGGACAGATATTTTGAAAAAGCCACTAATTACCAGGTGAACAGTAAAGCGGTTTCACACGCCACATCCCTAATTAACAGTGGTAAGATTAATGAAGGGTCTTGGTCCGCCCCCTCAGCTGGTGACTTCGACAGTGTCAGTGAATATGCGAAGTACTGCCTGGGGAAAAAAGAGGATGGGGACCCCGAAGCAGCTGGGACTTATGGTTTCCCAATCGGTAAAGGTGGGGAAATCTACCGTAAAGGTGTTATAGCTGCTAAGAGTGCAGCCGCTGGTGCAAGGTCCGGTACTAAGAATGAGGCTATTTATAACGCCGCTGATAAATTACTGAAATTAATTGAAAAGAAAAGAGAATCCGGTGATAACGGATCAGATGATAAATCTGGTAATAAATCAATGGAGGATGAAAATATGGATGATAAAATGGTAAAAGAGTTAATAGAAGGTGTTAAAGAGGCTAATCAGGAATTAGCAAAGGAAATAACTGCTAATTTAAAAGAGGCTCTTCAACCAGAACCAGATAGAGAAGACGGGGACCTGGAAGATAAAGAAGGACCCGTAAAAGAAATCGATAAAAACGAATTAGCCAAGGAAGTCCTGGAAATAATGGGAGTTGAAATACCAGAAGATGAGGACGATAAAAAAGAGACTAGTAAAGGTTATATAGTTTTATCAGAGGATGGGCTGAAATCCCTAGTCAAAGAGACTATCTTGGAATATACTAAAGAGAATAGGGACCCTGATAAACAGAGGAAATCTAAATCCCAAGGTGGTGGTAAGTTTGAGGACCTGGGGGATAAAATAGATAAATCCAATGAAACATCGGAACGGGATCCGATGAAGGTAAACGGACAGGTAGTTCCTAATCCGTTAAAAACCAAATCAATAAAAGACCTTGCAAAGGGAACAGCCCATAGAATAGGTTTAAAAACATGAATCAAAAAAATAAGAAGATAAAAATTAAAAAAAAAGATAGAAGGTGAAATATAATGACAAACAAAACATTAACAGATATACTAGGCGAAACATTCGCCACCAAAGGCGACCTAGAAGCCTTACAAGAGGCCATGGTCCAGAAAATATTAACAACCGCTGAAGGGTCCGGTGGTGACCTCGTACCAGAACTATTCGACCCAGATATCATATCCTACGTGGTCTTAGATAATCCCTGGTTACTCAGGATGAGAAGCCTGGGCCAAATCCAACCTCACAGGTCTAAACTTATAAGCACCCGTGTAAAAACAGAGGGAGTATCAACCACAGCCATAGGTGAAGTAGATAACGTCCCAGAGGGTACAGATTCAATCTATGATAAACTCACCGGTGCTATGACAACCTATGTAACCCCTGTTAAAATCAGCCTAATGGAGCAACTAGGGGCCCAGGATGTGACTAACGTACTCGCCGATGAAATCCGCGATGCAATATTAGACCATTACTACACCCTAGGACGGGATATGATTATCGGTGACGGCTTGAATAACAAATTAGCCGGGTTACAAAATCTTGTCACAACTAATACAAAAGATATGATGGGAGCAGAGTTTGAAAGCAAATTCCAACTCGACGACTTCGTAAGACAAGTGATGAAACAGGGCGGAAGACCCACAGCTATCCTAACAACCGCTAATGTCCAGTCACAACTTGAAGATTTACTCTACCCAACCATTCAGATGGTACCAACCGTTGATATGGCCTTCGGTTACCAGGTGACCAGTTACCTGGCACCTAACGGTATGAGAATACCTATCATCGTTGACCCATCCGTACCAGATGAAACTGACCAAGAAGAGCTCTACGTTCTTACTGAGCCACAACTCCGACTGAAACAGTTACTACCACCCACTCAGATGCCTGTACCCGCTAGTTTCCTTGGTTCTAGTGAAGTAATTGCTTCATTCGATTACTTCCAGGTCCGTGGCGAACGGTTTAACGGTAGAATGTATAATATAGGTTCAATATCCTAAAGAACCTTAAATTATATTTTTTAAAACAAAAAAAGAATGGAGAAGGTGAATTTTTATGAGTAAATTAAAACCATCACTAATTGACCGTCTTAACCGACTGAGCCGTGGCGGTAAACTAGGCGAACATTTAAACAATGCGTTATCCAAGACAGGTATGAAAGTAGAAGCGGTCACTGGGAAAGTGAACACTGGTTATGGATTAATAGATGATTGTGAAGCTGTGAATATGGATGTTGAATCAGCACCCACAATATTCCATGCTACACTGGTTAGTGATAAATTTTTCAAAGGGACCAAATCCGTCCAGCTCGAATCTTTAACCGCAACCGCCACACTGGGCCAGACAATACTAAATGAAATCAGCTCTGAAAATTGGAGTGCGAGTGATCGGATCGGTTTCTGGGTGTTCAGCAACATACCACTCGCCGCTGGAAATGTTCGGTTTGTAGTACATGATAATGTCGCTGGTGCACAGTATGTAAATCTCCCTGCGATTGAATCGGGTAAACCCATATGGATAGAACTCGATATAACCGCATTGACCCGTACTGCTGTTATTAAGTATGGGTTTGAGCGTAAAGTGGCTAAGTTGTTCAAATTAAAAGTAGACCATATAACACGCTTCGCCGATGATAAAACTGTGGTGTTATCGGAGGTTCCGGTGGAAAGGACCAGAAGTGATGAATATCCTTCCGTGTCAAGTGTAGATTTATCCGCTATTAAAACCGCTGAAACTGAACCGAATACTCCGTCTGTCCTCGTTGAAGGTACGGATTATCTTGTTGGTGCGGATGCTAAGCGGATAATTTTCTTGACGGACCAGTCTGCGAAGAGTTTACTGGCACACTACGCCTATTAAAAAATTAAATTTTATTTTATCTTATTCTATTTTTTGGAGGTGAACTAACACATGAAAGAAGTTCTTTTTAAAAATAAAGACGCTGCACACGTTATAGTCGTAAATGGTAAACAGATACGGTTCAAAAACGGTGTGGCACAAGTAACTGATAGTGAAGCGGAGTTTATCAAATCACGTGCCGATCCGGATTACAAGGTCATAGAACCCGAACCACAATCCGAACAACCAGAAAAGAAACCCCAAGAGAAAACCAAAGCCAAACCAAAACCTAAACGCTCCACCAGGAGAAAGAGACCGGCTAAGAAGTCTAAAGAATAAAAGAGTAGGAATCTTATAATGTTAGCCACAATAGACCAAATCCAGAGCCGAGCCGATAAACGTGGAATCTCAACCAGTGAATGGACCACTGAGGATATAATAGAACTGATAGAAGAGGCACAAAGTTATATTGAAGAGGAAACAGGCCAGATATTCGATAACCAAAACCTCTCAGTGAAATTCTTCAATTACAGCGGAAAAAACTTGAACCTCCCACAATACCCCGTTTTAGGGGTTAGTGAGGTAAAAGTTGATGATGCCATCCTCCCAGCAGATAGTTATGGAATTGATGAAATAGCTGGTATAATCCAATTTAAAAATGGGGTGAAAGATTCTGATATTGAAATACAGTATACTGGCTGTTATGAACCACCACACCCAGTTGCGAAGAGTGTTTGCGTTGATCTTGTTCTTGCTATGATAAAATACGACCTACAAGACCCTAACAGTTTAAAGAGTGTTAAAGAGGGTGATATCAGCGTAACATACAAAGATGAAGGTAATTGGCTTGATTTTAACACACGATTAAAGAGTTTGAAAAGAAAAGCTGATGCTGTGATGGTATAATCTTATGACATATTATGATGAACTAGCAAACGAAACACGGGAAATACTGGATTATATAAAACCACCTCCACCATCAAAAAATGTTTTCTTCAGAAACGCTGAAATACAAGTCTATGAAGAAAAAAAAGACCCATCATGCGGCTTAGACAATTATGGCAAACCATTAAAATGTAATGTGCCAGTTGGTACGGTTGATGGTGATTTTCAGCCTATGAGTGTCTCTGAACAGTTACACGAGTATGGTCGTATAGTCCAGGGACGGTATAAAGTTTACCTCCCACCAGACCTTAACATCCATGAACGGATGAAATTCGTTATAAACGGCCAAACTTACCAAGTAGAGGGTATACCAGAGAAAAGAACAACATTAACCCCTACCAGCCACCAGAAAGTTTATCTTCAACTTGAAGGGTGAAAAGAACATGTCCTGTACTGTTGATTTTAAAGTATCACCACGTTTAAACTCTATTCTCGGTTGTAACAGTGATAAGATTGTGGAGGGAATGGTGAATGAAGCGGCTTTAAAAACCGAACGCATCATAAAGATGCCAGGATATTGCCCAGTTGGAAGTAAACCAGGTGGATTGAAAGGGTTTGGACCATCACGGGGCCATTTACGTGACAGGCACCGTGTAACCGGCTCTGGTACGCATTGGCAAATAGTGAATGATGCAAGTTATGTGAAATATGTTATCAGTGGCCACCGAGTCCTCACAACACCCAGAAGCCGTAGATGGTGGTTCTGGTATCTTAAAAATGAATTAGGTGGAACGTACAGGCGTAAAACACCAGGTCCCAAGGGCTATGTGCGTCCTAATAATTATCCCCGCCGTGCAGTGACCACCCTTAAAAGTGGCGGGGAAATGAAGAACATAGAGGTTAAATACTTGAAACAATTCTTGAGAAGATAATATTATGGTTTATGAGAATGTGAATCCGGGAAAGAAGCTTATAGTGGAATTATCTAAACAAATAAGCTTGAATAATGAACCGTTGAATGTTCTTACCAGTTTTAGTCCGGAGAATGAAATACCCTGCCTGACACTGTCGGAGGAGAACAGCCAAGGCCTCGTAGAAACCTATACTTATTACCAGAAAAATAAGGATGAAGAAGATGTCTATTACAAAATAAGGGTTGATAAGTATGAGGAATCGGTAGGTACGCATAGTTGGAGTCAGAAATCAAGTGATGAAAGAGATTATATAATCTCAGAGCTGAAACGTGTTGTTAACGAGGCGAAACTGGGCTATTATAATTATTGTGTAAACTTAAATGAAAACAACATATGCAAGACCACCAATAATCTTTGCGACGCATTAAACCCGGAAATTCTGAATACACAGAGCTTAGAAAAGAGATGTCCATACAGTTATGTAACAGACCCCTCTGCACCGGAATATCGTAATCCACAGACCTGGTACCAGGTATTGGGGATTAGTATGGAAACATTCACGCCCCAAGGTGTAATCATCGCTGATGAATTGGATATAATCCCAGAGGTCTACCATGCATACGTTGTATGGGATTACACAGTATATAAGAGGACTATTCTTGAAACAGGTGGATTCACAGGCATATCAAGTACAGAAGATGAGATACTGATTTAAAATAACTAAAAACATAAGAAGGTGAAAATAAGATGACAATAACAATAAATGAAATAGTAGAACCACTATTTCCCAGCGGAACCGGAGCAGATCCAATATTTGTCGCTGGGGACTGTGGATATACAAAAGATACAGGTAAGGTTTTGTTTTTCAGCAACTACTACGATGCCAAGAAACCAGTAGCAGATGGTGGTATAGGCCCCGAACCAGAAGACTGGACCACAAATCCAGTTCTCGCATGTCTGCGTAATATTTTCAGTGAAGGAGCTGTTAGAAAAGCCGGAGAAAAAGGCGTGGACAAAGTATACGTTGTAAATATGGGTTCCGCCCCAACACAGGCTGATTGGCTGGCTGTTTTTGAAACAGCGGAACAGGTACAGACAAAAATCGAAGCCTACCCCGGAGTAAAGGGCTACACAATCCCAGGGGAACCACCAGTGGAAGTGCCTATTCCTGGTGTTTTTGACCAGATAGGCGACCATATGGACGCATTAGAAACTAAGATGAATTACAGGAACGCCTTCGCATCATTACCAGGTGAACTTTCAATAGCGGATATGCAGAAATACACCGATCCCACACAAACAAGTTTTGTCCGGAATAGCCGGGTGCATCTGGAAATAAATCCTGAAATGCTCGGTACTTACGTCGCTAAAGTAGCATACACCCCATACCACCAGGACCCAGCCCTTGGAACGTACAGGTCGAAAACAATAGACGATATCAAAATAGCACTGGGAGCAGGGGCAGAGCCACGGTTACTGAAAACAGAAGAGGTAGAAGCTCTGAAAGACAGTGGCTTAGTGGTTGATGTTCCAAGTTTTGTTGAACCTGGACTGGTAGAACCATACCGGGCGGTATCCACCGGTTACAGGCTAGCAACAGATAATACCCGACCCACCGATAGTAAATTGCATATCAGGAGGAATGTGGACCATCAGTGGGAAGAATTGGATATTATAACATATAAGATGTTTAAGATGAATAACACCGCCGTGGTACGGGGAATGATTGAAGGTATGGGTAATGCGTATCTTCAGGGTGAAGCTGATAAAGGCTATCTTATTCCCGACCCGGTCACGCCTACCGATCCTGGTTACCTGTTTGAAGTGGAGGTTGACCCGGATAATGCGTTCAAATTACATAGAAGACGGAAAGTAAGACCTGTTGGCAGTGTTGATATGATTGAAGACATAAGTGTCGTCCAAGTACCAATTGGGGGTGAATAAAGATGGTTAGATTCGAGCTTTTTGAGTTACACATTGAGAATATGGACCCTTTTATGGCCGGTGGAATCAGTATAGAGGATAAAGACGATGTTGAACGAATAACTTCTGGTCATACCCATGAAGCCATCGACTATATCTGGAAGGACCATGAAATAGATTTTACTATTGAAGACCCGAAAGATCATATGGTCCTCCATGAGGCCAGACGTATAAGCCGTGAAGAGCGTAGACTTTTCACTATTATCTGTTTTGGCCGGGATGAACGGAACGAACTGGTCCCAGTCCATCAATTAGATGGCTGTATCTTCACAGAGGGTAACCGTGAAATGATAGGTAAAGAAGAGATAAAACCAGAGTTCACTGGTTATGCTTTACGTAGCAGAGCCCTTGCAGCCCAGTTTGATTAAATTCTTTTTTAATATTTTTTTAAAAATATGGAGTAGATTAAATGGTGAAAGAGAAAAAGAAAAAAAATAAACAAACCAAATCAGCTAAGCCAGATGAACGTTTAGAAGTGGGCCAGTACACTGGTAGTGTACCGGATATAGATTTAGAAGCGGCGAAGGAACGTGCCAGGGAATATGATAAGAAAGTTTTACGACCAGAAAAAGAAAAAGAAATCAGAGATTCCCAAGAGAAATATAAAGAGCTTATAGATACCGAGAAAGACTTCCTTGACTTCTTTAACGAGGACAAATACAAATTCCAAGTCGAATACAAAGGTAAAGTTTTTGATATCGAAATAACCTATATCGACCCTGAAAAAAACGACTTATCTATCCTGGAAATGGATACTGGGGAAATATTCAGTGACCTTGACAGTGAAGAGCAAAAGATAATCATGAAAATGCAGGATAGGGAACCATTAACGCCTAGTGAACAGGAAAGAATAAATAATTTATCCACTAACCCAGAAACTGCGAAGGCTGTCTTTAAGAATATGAATAAAGTCCTTACACAACAAGTAATAAAACCCAATATTAGTGAAGACCAGTGGAACCGGGTAGATTTAGCCTTTAGACTGTTTGTGTACCAGGAAGTTATGGATCGGCTTGGATTATCGGCTAATACCCAGCCCCGTTTATTTCAAGCTCGCTGAGAGCTTAGAAATGGAAATAATATGGAGATTGATGGATAAAGTCCCTAATGAATTAAAGTTACCAAGCAAGCTCTTACGCCTCAAACACACACCAGATGGGATTCTATTATGGAGAAAGGCGTATTATAATATTAAACAAGAAATAGAAGAAGCAGAGAAGCTTAAAGAAGAAACCAAGCAAATAAGGAAATAGAAATAAATGCCAACTGTAGAGCAAGTTCTTGTAGAGTTCCGTGGAAGAAACAACGTCACACCCATCCAGAAACAGATTAGCAACGGATTCAACAATATAAACACCAATACCAAAGCCACACAAGGCCAGTTCAACCGACTAAGCGGTGTAGGACAGGCAACTTTCAATAGCCTTAAAAGTGGCGTTAGTTCGTTCATACAATCGATGGACGGTATCAATGGAGCCATAAGCAGTGTCATCGCCGGTTTTGGTGCGATGGAAATGGCTAGTATGATGACTAGTGGTGCTATGCAGGCTGAAATGAACCAAGCACTGCTATCAAGACGGTTCGGAGAACAAGCCGCTGGAATACAACGAAACATACAGGATATCGTTGCAATGGTCCCAGGTGACGATTCTTTCATGAATCAACTCATCAGCGGGGCGGCTTATCGAAGTGGTGTGGCAAATGTTGAAGTTCTTAAGCAATTAGGTAATGCTACAAGTGATTACCTTGCAGCGAGTAGTATGATGGGTCAAATGCCCGTTGAGGCCCAGCGTGAACTGAAAGAGTACATATTAACTGGTAACACGGGTTTAATGGAAAGGGACGGTATATTACGTAATCACACTGATAAACTAAAACAGGCGACAACATTAGAGGAAAGGATAGCCGCCCTTAACGAGGCTATGAATGCAGAGGGATATAAGGGCATTAGCCAAATGGTAACAGCACAAAACCTCTGGGAACAGGTGAAGGGTAAGATACAGGCCGCTGCAACCGCTATAGGCTTACAAATATTACCTTTTATAAAACAAGTATTAGATTTCTTCTTATGGCTTGATAACGCCACAGGTGGATGGAGTACAAAATTAATCTTCGTTGCCGGGTTGGTTATCAGTATTGCCGGTGCTTTCAGTCTTGTAGCTGGACCTGTTGGTGCAGCAACGAGTATGATAGGTAGTCTTGCCAGTATCATACTTTCACAGTTTATCCCTGGTATGACCGCCGCTACAGCGACAAATATGGGATTTCTAGGAACTTTAAATGTTGGATGGCAAAGTTTCGTATCCTGGATTACCGGGGCCAACGCCGCTACTATAGCGAATTGGGGTTTTCTTGGCAGTTTAAAAGCAGTTTTCATCGCCTTACTAACTAACCCTATTACGTGGGTTGTTATCGCTATAGTTGGTTTAGTGGTGGCAGTTTATGAAGTTGGGAAAGCTATGGGCTGGTGGAATGATATAATGGGCTTTGGACAGGCTATCTGGAATGGGCTTATAAGTGTATGGAATCAAGTAGTCGCTGTTTTCCAGCCTATAATCGGCTTGTTTCAAAGTGGTGGGAACAGTCTTTTAAGCTTTACAAGTATTGTTAATGGTCTTAAGTGGATTTGGGATGGTCTGGTTGGTAGTTTCTTCGATAGTGAGGGTAAATTCGTTGGTCTGATACAAGGTTTCCAGAATTTAGGCGGGGCGATATATAATGCTATTACATCTATTGACTGGGCTGGGGTCGGTAATGCGATAATAACTGGACTTATGAACCTCCCAACTCAGATAATGAGTTTTCTCGGCACTATTTTTGGTGGTCTTGGAACAGCTATAACAACATGGATAAATTCTATCGATTGGATGGGAGTTCTCACATCAATCATGACTGTAATTGCACAGTACAATCCAATTACTCTTCTTATTGGTCTTTTATTTGGTGAGAATGCAGCTACTGCCTTTAGCACTGCCCTCCTTAACTTATTCATGAGTGGGATAAATTTTATCATGATGTTTATTAATACAGTTAGAACTATTTTCATGCAGATTATCACGATCATAGTAACACCATTCCAGATTGCGTTTGGATTTGTATTAGGTGTTCTTAGTAGTCTCTGGGCCTTTGTATCTGGTGTTTTCTGGGGTATTGTTAATACGATTAGCAGTGCAATGGGCAGTGCTGTGAAATGGGTGGTGGATACTTGGAATAGTATAACCAGTGCGTTTTGGGGTGCTGTTGACGCTGTTAAGAATGCGATGCAGAGTATCTACGATGCTATAGTGGGTAGTTTCAAAAAAGCAGTTGATGTACTTAAATCGTTCATCTGTCCAATAATTGGATGTAGCCCTGGCATTATACCCGCTTTTCATGATATGGGCCGTGTAGTTCCTAAGGAAATTAATAGGATTATGCCCTACCTTTCTAAACTTGAAAAAAAGAATATAACACCTCCAGTTGGTTTTGGAACTGGAATGGCCGGGTGGAATGAAACAATACGTACAGGTAGTTTTAATCCTGTGATAAACATTCCAAAAACACCACCTCCACCTAAAACTGGGAATACAATTATCCATTACCACCAGGAAACAATAGATGCACGTAACTGGACAAAAGATGAACTTATGGCAATGCTTTACACCATCTATAAGTAGTGAGGTTAATATATGGGATTATTCGATGTTAAACCAGACCATACAGTTATAATTGATAACAAATATGGTTTCTATGCAAGTGAACCCAACCCCGACCAGGCATATCGGAAATGGAATTGGGAAACAGTAGAAATCGACAAGGGACCTCCTAAGAGTTTTGAAACCAACGAAACACTCCGGAAATTCACCTTCAAAGCAACCGTTATCGAGGATATAACTCGTGTTAGACAGGAACTACAACCGATTGCGAATGGTCTTCATGATTTTACCAGCATTTACATTGGAGCTTTTAAAGCCCGTATAGATGTTAAAATTTCCTATGAAGAGAGTACACCCGGTGTTACTTTTGTAGAGTTTGAAATAAACGAGGTAATATAGAGAAAATGATAGATATACCAGCTTCTGGTCAGAAATACCATACCACTTTTAAGGTAACCTTACGGGATAAAACTGTTTATGAATTACCAGTTGTTGATTTAAACTATAGTAAAGATATAACTGGACCAACAGGGGATGGATCAGTAACAATACCTAATTTGTACGATTTATATAAGAAACTCTACTATAATCAAGAGTTTCTAGTACGTGGAGCCTGGCTAGAAAGCAATGAAACCCCAAATAACGATAAACTCCTTGAACTCTTCAAGGGAACAGTGGAAAGTGTGAAAAGAAGCGGGTTAAACATTGAAATCGAATTTAAAGATAAAGGAAAACTATTAGAAAAACAAGACAGCGTCAGTTTCACCCAGAAAAAGAGGAGTGAAATTATACGGGAAATAATTAAAAAAGCCGGGTTAAAACCTAATATTGATTTTGGCAGTCAACCCGATGATATTATCGATTACACCTCCGCCTCCAATACAGGAAGTGGAAGTGGATGTATATCTGGCCAGTCCTACCCTACCAGTGGATGTGAAGCGGCTAGTTGGAGTTTGCACTCGTTTTCTTGGAAAAATTACTGCCCAGCCTGTAAAAAAGAGGGTACACTCCGGAAAGCAGGGTATGGGGACCTTGCCTATAAAGGACCACCAATTGGTGACAGTGATTGCAGTGGAATAAATTGCAGTGAATGTGATAGTGATTATTGCCCTGTTACTGGCTGGGAAACAAGTGGAAAATGTCTATATAAACTGGAAAAATGTGACAGTGCATCAAGTGGTGCTAGTATGCCTGCGGATATTAGTGGTATGCCAAGTGGTGTTGCGGGTGATACAAGCACAACTATGACCGAGACAACACAGAGCAGTAGTAAAACTTATTGGGATATGATTATAGAACTCTGTGACCCTATGAAACTGGATTTACAAGTTTTTGTCTGGATAGACACGTGTTATGTGATGGAAGTACCAGGTGAAGATACCGCTGTTCTAGTTGCGGATGACCGTGAAAACGTTCATAAAGACAGTGTAACAATCAACAGCACCAAACCAGTCGAGGAAACCGGTACTGGTGGTATGAGTAGTGGCACAAGTGGAAATGAACTAACCACAAGTACTAGTAATGGGAATGAGACCAGTACAGCCGGTATGGTTCCAAACGTTGTTATCGTGAACTATGGGAATAAGACTTATCCACAGAAGGTTGAAGCCAGATTTGAAGATAGCATACAAATGTTAGGGGAAATTAAACAATATTATGACCGTTATGACCTTGATGCAGAATCAGCGACCAGTTTCGCGAATAAGATGCTGAATAAACTTAACCGTGAAAACCCTTTCAGCATAGACCTCACGGTAATCGGGCATCCGGAGTTTTTCGTTGGTCGGTGGGTTAATACAATCCTCACACGTTACAATTATAACGATAGACTGTATGCAAAGGTTTGTAAATTAAATCTAAGTGCTACTAACGTGGTTAAGAATGATCTGAACCTTGTAAGCTGGTATCCACTTATAAACGTCCAGAAAGCCGGTGGAGCTGATTTATCAACCTTAGATGCGATTGGAAGGGAAGAAGCCAAATTTGGCTCAGCACAAAATGTTTGTTCAAATGCAAGGTGCTTTGAACAGTTAGGAACAGGAGACTGTTGGGCTGACAGTGAATGGCTTTATAACAAATTAAACGAGGCAGGTATCCCCGCTAGGATTATGGGAAATCGTGACGGGACCTGGCCGAAACATACGTGGGTGGAAATCAACACTGGCAATGGATGGGAGACCTATCCGTATAGTAAGTATGGTAGTAAGCATGTTGGGATTCCAAGCGGCGTAGGACAGGTTTTTGTCTTAATACCTGAAGGTCATCCGCCTGCTAATATCCTCGCCACAGGATATTAAGAAATTGTTATGGAGTGTTATTTTTATGGTTCGATTACCAGTTGTAAGTAAAGATATGCTTATAAAAGCACAACGGAATAGTTTAAGCCCGGCTTTCAATCCAAGCATTGGTAATCCGGTTCCATTCGATAAACAATCCCCTCAGCTCCGTTTAGTCCGGGTTGATCGTTGGATTCCAGCTAAGCTGATGGTACGTTTCACCTTCCGTGATAGCCTCGTTGATGGTGTTGGTATTAGTGATGTTGCCAGCATCCTTTTTAATCGGCCGGTGGGGAATGTGATGCAGATTATACCCCCTGATGTGGAGGTTAGGAAGGAGAAGGACCCGGAGACTGGTTTGGATAGTTATGTTCCAGTGGATAAGGATGTTATTGGGGCTGTTCTGGCTATTAATGCGGTTCCGAGTAATAAGTATGTTTTTCTGGGTTATTTGATGATGATGGGTGAAACCTTCGATGGGGAAGAGGATGTTTATCCTAAGATTAATATTTTGGATGTTGATGAAGAGATAGAGACCAAGGTACCGCCGATAGTGGATAGTAGGAGTGAGGAGAAGATTAATGATCTGGTTCCAGATATGATATCAACTGTTTTAATTAATTATTATACAAAAATAGATGTAGATGATCTTATATCTGGATTTTTAGACCAAGATGAAGTAGATGGTCGAATAAATTCCCTCGTACCGGGTATGATTGATAATAAAGTAAATAATACCATTTTGGAATTGGCAAGTGCGGGTAACTGGTTGAGCCGGTACCCTAACATCGCCACCGGCAGTGACTACCTCCAAACCACAACAGGAGTAGCAGGTGAGGGTGCTACGGTGACCAGTTCTACTGACTGGGCGTTTAGTGGTAACAGGTCTTTTAAAGTAGTGACTGATGGAGTTAGTAATAGTGAAAGACTTAGAGCCCCAAATTCACCAACGGATGGTATGCCCACAAGTCCGGGTGAAAGTCGGACTGTATCGGCCTGGGTTAAAGGTACCGGAACAGTACAGATTCAATTAATCTTTAGAAACACTAGTGGGGGAATAGTACAGGTTAATACTGGCTCTGTGGTTACCTTATCAGATACACCCCAGAAATTATCCCTTACACAAACCACCCCTGCTAACACAGCCCTGACAACGATGAAAGTTGTAACGGTGGGAGCGGAACCACAGGCGGTTACTTTTTACGTGGATAAAATCTTCATAGGCGAAGAATAAAAAAAAAGAAAAAAGAGAGAAACTGAAAAAATAGAGGAGGAAGTGTTATTATGGGTTTTTGTGATAATTACGCACCAGGAACAGCGGAAAAAGAATTATGTCTAATATTACAGAATTTAGTAGATGATGAAGGCTATAATCTTATAAGAAATGCGAATATGAAACTATCAACAGTTATCACCGGCACAGAGAATAGTGATAGTATAGTGGTAGATGGTCGGGCGTTGCTCGTGGAAAACGAAGGAAACGAAGATATAACAGTAACCGTGAATGGAATTGATTTTAAAGTCCGATGCGGAAGCATAACACCCGGTATAATCTTTATCGGTGATTTCACTGGTTTAAGTGTTTCAGGAATCACCAGCACCGGTGATTATCAGATATTTGTATACAGATAAAATAGTGGTGATATTTATGGTGACAGTAACGAGTGTAGCGAGTGGTAACTGGGAAACAACCACTACATGGGATACCGGTACAGTCCCAGGGAATGGTGATACGGTAGTTATCAGTGCCGAACATACGGTTATATTTGATGCGGACCAATCCACCTTCGCCAATGGATTGGCCGGTTTAACAGTTAACGGAACCCTGAAGTTCATCACAGATGGGACCGTAACCTATTTGAAAATGGCGGGTAATATAAGTGGAACTGGTGATTTCTACTGCGGAACAGAAGACACCCCCATACCAGCACCAACCACCAGTGAACCGGTTGTGGCCACTATCTGCTTCAATGGTAATTACAGATTCACCCTTACGGGTGATCTGGTGTTTTATGGTGAAATGAGAGAAGGATACACCACCACAGCCACCGAAGCGGGAAGTACAGATACCACGATAACCCTTACGGATGATTTAAACCTCCGAGCGGGTGATGTTGTATACATATCACACCCCACCACCGGAGTAAACGCCACAAAACACACAATACAGGATTATGATAGTAATACGAAAGTGGTGACTTTCACCAGCCAACTAGGAAGGGTTGTATCTAGTGGTGCGGGTGTGACTCTTGATTCAAGAAACATACAATGCATGAACCTCAACAAAACAGTAGGCAGTATGTTAGTGAATGGTAAGAATAATGGGCTTGCTGTGGGTGTAAGATTCTATAACTTTGCAATTGGACCCATCTATCAGTGTAATAACTGGTTAATCAAACACTGCACAGGAAACAACAACGTAAGTGGTGGGATAACCTATCAGGGTTATGGTCATATTTTCACCGATTGTATAGGGAATAATAACACACTTGGTGGAATAAGTCATTATGGTAGTGGTCATATTTTCACAAACTGTATTGGAAACAATAATTTAAATGGTGGGATAAGCCATTATGGTAGTGGTCATATTTTCACAAACTGTATTGGAAACAATAATTCAAATGGTGGGATAAGCCATTATGGTAGTGAAAATGTTCTTATAGACTGCCACAAGGGGGAAGGGAATGGAGGCAATATTACCTGTCACGATCCACAAGATTTTACAAGCTATAATTCTGAATTAGAGCTGATAAGCACTACACCGGTGGGTAATCAGGTTTTTCATCAATTCCAATCCTATGACCACAACCAAGTAGAGGGTAATTATTGTAGTTGGATGTATGGTGGTACTATCGAAACATTACTCGTTGAAGGTGTGGTTCAGCCGGGTAAACTCATATTCAAACCAATAAGCAACTCTGCTCCGGTGTTTCGTGATTATCCAATATTAGCCCCTGCCAACAGACTTATACACGAGGTAGTAATGGTTAATAAGGATTTCAGTGGTGGAAGTGTTAAATTACAATTCATAGACCCAAGACAGGACCCACTAATAAATAGTTCTTATTCGCCCCTTACAGAATCAACACTACCCGACATCCCAAACACTGATTTACAATTAGGCATTAGTTACAAGTCACCTGTTAATAAGGAAGTTATTTTACGAGTGCTGGTAATGAATGGTTCTGGGAGTGCTAGTATTGATGTATCACGAGTCGAAAGAACCCTTGCCAGGAAAAGGAACCTAGTATTCAAATAAAAAGAGTATATAGGGGTTGTGATGAGATTATGGTATATTATGATGAATTAGCGGAGAAAACACGGGAAACACTGGATTATAAGAAAATCCCAACACCAACCACCGAACCACAACTTAGTACGGATTATGATGAACTAGCAGAGGAAACACTGGAAACACTAAATTATAAGAAACCCCCTTTACCAGTTACAGAACCAAGACCAAAAATAACCACTACAAATACCAATCTAAAAGTTTTAAACAAGGATTTCCGGTTAAAAAAGGTATATGACAGGAATAACCGGGATATTGGTAAATTCGACCGGGACCTCCAAGGGGGTGACTGGGTACGGGTAGATGGAATAGAAAGCTACCATAACGGGGTTATAATGAGTATAATGACCATCCCCGGTGAACTAAAACACAACCCACTTTATGGACCCAGTTTTGGTAATAAGAGCTGGTATCTGCTCAAGGATTTGAATAATGATATTAACCGGGTCCGTAAAGATGAATACACCCGTGAAGTCTTGGAGAAAATGCACAGAACAGAGAATGTGGAGAAGATAATCACAACACACGATCCTCGTGGCCTGGACCCGGATAAAATGGTTACAAATTTCACCCTTAAAACAATAACCGATGAAAAACTAGAAATAACAGTGAATGAAGGAGGACTATAAGAAATGGCTGATATTATTGAGTATTTTCCAATGAATTATCGTGAAAAAACCTGGGATGAAATATTCTATACTATGCTGCGGCAAGCATACGATAACGGGTTATTAAGCGATGATAGAAACTTCTTAGACTATATTCAACATAAGAAGGGTATTGAAAACGACTTGATACTCACCCTATCTAACCTTGCAGTGGTAATAGCACAGGAATACCAGGAATTAACGAACATCCATAACAGTTATGATATAAACAAGGCCATAGGAAATGATTTAGACGTTCTTGGTGAATTATTCTTTAATAGAGTTCCAGAATCCCGTAGTGTAACCGATTTAACCTTCACCTGTGAAGAGCCAAATGACCGGGACGTACACATACCACTGGGCTTTAAAGTTAAACACGCCACAGATGATACGGTTATATTTGAAACAACTGAGGAGAAAATATTATTAGCGGGTGAGACGAGTATAAAAATCAAAGCACAGGCTACCATGCCCGGAGAGATGGGTAATGTCCCACCCGATACTCTAACCAGGTTTGTAATGCCAATAACAGGTCTTGACAGTGTAACTAATGAGTTCATGACCACAGGTGGGAGTAATAGGGAATCGGATGATAAATACCGTGAACGACTGAAAAAGTGGCGGTTTATACTCGAAAAAGGAACTTATAATAGTCTCGTGAATATGATACAGGAAATACCAAGTGTGACCAGTTATTACGTTGAACGGTATTGGATGGGCTATGGTACTGTCTTGGTTGTTATAGACCCACCAACACAGGTAGTATTGGATTTGGTTAACACTGAGATTGAAAAGATAAAAGCGGTTGATGAAGAATGGGAAGTCCGTGGTGTTGAACTTGTACCCGTTGATGCCAGTTTCATCGTAAATGTGACACTTGACCAGGAGATAGGGTATAGTATGGTGGATTTAGAGAATATAGAGTTAAGTGTCCAGAATTATATAAGAACATACCTAGATGGTGGGATTGATAATACCGGGGTGAAGGTGAACCCTATACCAATTGGACGGGATTTCGTCCCCTTTGAGGTGGGTAAGTTCGTGTCTAAGCAGATACCTGAGATACGGGATTTCACCGCTGAATATCCCCAGAAACCTATTACTATTCTGCCTTATCAGCGGGCGACTAGTGGGGAGATAAAAGTAAAAGTGGTATAAATTTATGGTTAGAAACAGTTTAAAAGAGTTACTGGACCTTTTTCCACAATTCTATTACCGTGGGGAAGATGGAAACCATTACAAGTATACTAGTGTACTTGCTAAAGTTATACGGGATATACGTAGTTCTATCGGGTTATTGGATAAAGGTTTTGATTTGGATCGGCCTGTTAAACTCTGGAGAAAACAGACACAGGATTACCTGTATGATATATGCTATGAAATCAACTTAGAGGATATTAAACGTGTCAGATTATATTTAGATAAACATGTGTGTCCTAATCTTTTAGAGGAGATTGGAGTTGCTGGTAAGAATCTAAGCACTGGTGGGGTAGAACTAAACAGTACAGAAGGATTAGAGTGTTTTAATGGTGTTGTTGCTGAGGTTACGGGTGAATGGAGTGTCTTTGGTGATAAATCCTTCAAAATATCCTACCCAGGATTATCGGCTGATGAAGCGGTTTATATCCCTGAAGAGGATTATTATTTGTCTGTTAATCCTGGTGAGGAACGGTCTGGGAGTTTCTATATTAAAGGTGAACATGACCCACAGGACAACCTTGCAGTCTTGAATGTTGCCACCGCAACTAACAGTTTAGCTGATACTAGTGGATTTTATAGATTAAATAGTTGTACGATTAA